AGGCACTCCGATTAACCGGTCGACCACATACGCGGACGTTCCGCTGGATGATGTTTCTAAACGGCTGACCAGATCGGAAACGGAGGCGGCACTTGCGGCCGGATGCCTCGTGTTTACTCACAACGGAGAAAAGGTGCGGGTTGAGCAAGGCCTCGTAACTTCCGGCAAGAAAATCCGGGCTATCCGCGCACGGCAGGCAATTAGTACCGATATTGCACGCACGGCCGCCGATAACTACATCGGCAAACTCGACAACAACGCGGACGGGCAGGCGACTCTTATCGTGGCGATTAAGGCGTACCTTGAGACGCTGGAAGCGAGCAACGTGTTGACGAATCCATATGTCGGACTTGATCCGCAGCACGCCAGCGTTGGGGACTCCGTATTCCTCGTCATCAGCTACATCGAGGTCGACAGCATGGAGCGGATTTTCCTGACAGTCAATATCTAATTCAAAAATAAGGCGGTGATAAGATGGCAGCCCCACTTGACGCTAAGAAAGTCATAAGCGGTAACTACGGCTTTTGTTATGACGTGGACGGCAATTGGTTGACCAACGTCACAAAGGTCGAAGCAAACATCGAGATTGGCATGGAAGAGATTAAACGGGCCGGCACGCGCTGGCTCGGCAATAAGACGACTACGCTCAAGGGTTCCGGATCGCTCGGCGGATACATGGTAACGTCCGAGTGGATCGAGAAAATGGCGCAAGTTACCGACGACGAAAGTTCCCCGTTTGTAACCGAGCTCGTCGTTAAACTGGACGACCCCGAATCGTTTGGCGCATATCGCGTGCGCCTGAAAAACGTAACGTTTGACAATATCCCGGTCATCAACTACGAAGTTGGTTCGATCGTTGAGCAAGAATATACGTTTGTGTTCAGCGGATACGAGGTTTTGGACGGCATCCGCGCAGCTTGATCCGCGGCGGGCTTCGGCTCGCCTTTTTAATTACGAAAATTATCGGAGGTTGATTATAGATGACTAAAGGATTGGATGCGCTGCTTGGCGCAAGTCTCGACGTTGAATCAAAGGTGTACATTCCGCGCCTGAAAACGAGTTTTACGATTAAAGCGCTGAGCAATGAAGATATCCGAAAGTGCAACGAGCGCGCAACGGTTTTTGGGGCTCGCGGGGAAAAATCTACGGACAATCAAATGTTGAATGCCTTGTTTATCGCTAAGAGTTGCGTAGACCCGGACTTTAACAACAAGGCGCTGAAAGAGCATTACGGCGCGATCGACGAGGCAGATTGCGTGATTAAAGCGCTCTTGCCTGGCGAGGTAACGAAACTCCTGCAGGCGGTCATGGAACTGTCCGGCTTCGGCGACGAGGACGAAATGGTGGACGAAGCAAAAAACTAATTAAGGCCGGCGGTGTGCCCTACCTTTTGCACGCGATTTTTCAGCGACACCACATACCGCCGGACGAGATTTACGCCAAAGATAGGCGCCACCAGGCTTTTATCTATGCGTCGATGCTGCTCGAACTTGAGGCGGAAGAAAAACTCAGACGTAAGGAGGGCGGCAAGAACTAATGGCGTTTGAACTCGTTGGTAAAATTAAGATCCGCGACGATGGTGCCAGCAAAGTAGTTTCGCAGGTAGAACGGGCCATGCAAAAGGCCAAACGGGCTACCGATATGTACAGCGAATCTAACGGCCGCCTCCGTACCTCACAATCGCGCCTGTCTTCGCAGAATACGAAGAGTGCGCGGTCATTTGAAAGCGTCCAAAACGCAATTAAAAAGACCGACGGAATATTCACTAACTTCGCCAAGAAGGCCGCAAAAGGAATCACGTTTGGCGCGATCGGACTCGGCGCCGTTACGGCCGGAGCCGCAGCGTATGGGGTTGTGTCCTCGGCTAAGAAAGCGATGAGTTTTGAGGCGCAGATGTCGACGATCCAAGCGCTAACCGGCGCAACAAACGCTGAAATGGCGAAAATGCAGACGTTGGCGCTGAAAATGGGCGCGAACACAAAGTACAGCGCGCTCGAAGCTGCGCAGGGCATCGAAGAGCTCCTCAAGGCGGGCTTATCGCCGGCCACTGTTCAGGCGGGCGGACTTGAAGCGGCGCTTAACCTCGCGACCGCAGGCGGATTGGAACTCGCCGAGGCTGCAGAGATCATGTCGACCGGTCTGAACTCGTTTAAAAAGGACGGATTGAAGGCGGCCGATGCATCGAACATCCTTGCGGGAACTGCGAATGCCTCCGCAACGAGCGTACACGAACTACGCTACTCGCTGGCCGCAGTGGGCTCCGTGGCTGATGGCGTAGGCTTATCATTTCGAGATACGAACGCCGCCCTCGGTGTGTTTGCGAATAACGGCCTTAAAGGGTCAGACGCTGGTACGTCTCTGAAATCGATGCTTATGAACTTGTCCCCGGCCACCAAGGATGCGTACGAAGTCATGCGGGCGCTCGGAATTATTACGAAGGACGGAACGAACAGGTTTTACGACGCCAACAAAGAATTGAAATCCACCGCAGAGATTGCGGAGGTTTTGCACTCGTCGTTAAAAAACTTGAGCGCCAAGGACCGACAGGACGTTATGCGCGCAATGTTCGGATCTGACGGTATCCGGGGTGCGAACATCCTCTTTAAAGAGGGAGCAAACGGCGTAAAAGAGTTTATCAAAGAGATGTCCAAAGTGACCGCGCTCAGTGTCGCGCGCAAAAAGATGGACAACGCCGCCGGAGCCGTTGAACAGCTCAGAGGCGCGATTGAGACGCTCCAAATCTCCGCCCTCATGCCGACGATGCCGTTAATCAAGGATTTCGCGAACAGCGCGGCCAATTTCGTGGAAAAGTACACTCCGCAAATAACCGCGGCCGTTGAAAAGATGGTCAATAAGGGAAAGTCTTACTTAAAGACGCATTTCCTAAATAATCCTGATTTTCAAAAGCTCCCGGACCTTGAAAGTAAAATAAAATTCGTCTTTGATGATTTGAAAAAGACGTTCAACGGATGGTGGGACTCGGGCGGACAAGCAGCAGTCCAAAACATGACCACGAAAATTGTATCGTTTTTGGTCAATGCGTTGGAAGCATCTATCCCACAATTGACGGCAGTAGGCGTTAAGATCGGTAAAGGGATCGTCAGCGGTATCCTTTTAGGGCTAAAAGACCTCGACATCATGACCGCCCTATCGCCGGTACGTGCCCTCGAAGCGCAGACTAAACAACAATACGACAGCTACCATACTCTTAGTGAAAAGGCCACTGAAAATGCGAAGAACAACCCCGGCAAACCGCTGTATAAGGGCGGATCAATCAGCGCGCCGGCCCCGAAACACTGGTATGAAAACGCCTGGGACGGCGTGCAGACCGGTTTTACCAACGTAAGGAATTTTGTTACCGGAAAGGGCCACGCCGGCGGACTCGACCGCGTTCCTTACAACAACTATCCGGCCCGACTGCACAAGGACGAAATGGTCCTCACGAAGACAGAGGCGGCCAATTACCGCGAAAATAGCGGCACAGGTTCTCGCGGCTCCGGGCAAATCCTCATCACGGGCAATACGTTCCATGTGCGCAGCGATAACGATATCGAGTTGATCGCGAAAAGACTTGCGTACGAACTTGCGAAATAGGAGGCGAATAAATGGTACGTAAAAAGCCGCAGTTTTGGCTTAAATACAATAACGGCGCGGAAACGTTATGGCTGCCGGTAAATCCGGAGACTATATCCGTAAGCTCAACGTTTGGCTACGAAGACATCGAAATCTCTAATCTCGGCGAATATACCATGCTCGGTAATCCCCGCCAGAAAGAGTTTACGGTGTCTTCTTTGTTTCCGCGCGATTACAACGCCTCCTATTGCGAGTACAGCAAATTAAGGGACCCGTGGGAGTGCGTTAAGTTGATCGAGGACTGGCAAAACTCCGGAAAGCCGGTCCGTTTTGTTGTGACGAATACGCCGATTAACACGGCCGTGACCATCCGGTCGTTTGAATACGAAGAACGGGGCGGCGAGCCCGGCGACATTTACTACACGCTCGACCTTAAGGAGTATGTGTTTATCACGGCTCCTAAAAAGTCCGACGGCGGAAGTTCGAAGCCTGGCGCGGCCCCTAAGAAGATAGAAACGAAAGGCGCACGGCCGAGCACGCGCGAGGTGCCGAAAACTTACGTAGTAAAGACCGGCGATTCTCTCTTTAAAATAGCCGCGGCCGTCTACGGTAAGGGCGACAACTGGCGCAAGATTTACGATAAAAACAAGAAAGTTATCGGCGCCAACCCTAACGTGCTCAAGCCCGGACAAAAGTTGGTGATCCCGTAATGGCCGTCAAAATTGCGGTGCTTTACGACGGAAAATATTACGTTGACCAACTCGTTATCCGCGCGGAATGGTCCGGCGATGTTGCGCAGCCCTATCGCACATTGTCGCTGACCCTTTCGAACACACAAAACGGCGACGATCCGGTGGTTGCGTTTGAGGTCGGGAAAGAAATCCGTTTTTACGTGAACAATGTCGGCCTGTTCCGCGGGCTTATCTTTACGTACGAAATAAACGACAAGGGCAACGCGACCATCACCGCATACGACGAAAACGTGTACCTGACGAAGAACTCCGACACGCGTAAATTTGTCGGCATGACAGCGGGCGCCATCGTTAAGGAAATATGCAAATCATTCGGCATCCCTACCGGTACGATCGCGTCGACGGGGTACGTGATTCCGAAATTGATACTCCGGAATATGGATTTGTGGGATATGATCGTGACCGCGCTGACCGAGACGCGGAAGCAAAACGGCCGGAAATTCTTCGTTTACTCGCGTGAAGGCAAGCTTTTCCTGCGCGAGAAGAAGGACGAGGTGGTCCGCTGGATGCTCGAAGATGGCGTCAATATTATCTCGGCCAGTAGGTCGCAATCCATCGAAGAGACTCGGACGGCCGTCAAGGTAATCGGCGGCGATGACGAGAAAAAGCCAATAACGGCCTCCGCAAAGGACTCCGCAATGGTCGCAAAATACGGCTTGATGCAGCACTTAGAGCAGGCCGACTCGCAGTTGAAAAAATCGCAGATAGACCAACTCGCCAAAACACGCCTCAAAGAGCTCGCAAAGGTGGGCGAAGAGGTTACGGTTGATGCGCTTGGCATGACGGAAGTAGTGGCCGGGGCTGCGGTATACGCTTTTGAGGGGATGACCGACATTGTGGGCGGGTTTTATGTCAACGCGGATGTCCACACGTTTGAAGACGGAGTCCACACGATGAGCATTACGTTATCTAAAACGGACGACCTGCCGAAACTTGACTACGAAGCAGATCCGGAAAAGAAAGAGGCGGCCAAGAAAGCGAAGAAGAAAAAGAGCAAAAAGAAGACCGCCAAAAAGAAACCAGGCAAGAAAAAAGGCAACGAGGTACTGAACCAACTGCTGAACACTATCAAAAAGCAGAACGGAGGGTAAGCATGGCCGCAGAGCTAATCGAAGGAAACGGGTATAGTCAACTCAAGTCCATCGTTAAACAAATCGGATATAACAAGGATGTTGATATTGAATTTGCGACCGTTATTGCGGCTCCTCCGTCCTTGCGCATCCAGATCGACAATATGAAAATCGAGTTGGACGCGGATGACGTCGTGGTTGCCGAGTCCCTTTTAAAACACACGCGGAAAGCCCGCATTAACGGAGGCGAGCCGGTAGAGATCGAGTTTGATGGCGCTCTCGCTGCCGGCGACCGCGTGATTGTGGCGTCGATTAACAAGGACCAAAACTACGTCATACTTGATCGGATGGGAGGCGATGGCATTGGCGCTTAGTCCGCTGCCTCCGATTGATACCGAGGGGCCCGACATCATCGAAACCGATCCGATTGAGCAGCCGCTTAAAACTTACGAGCTGAACCTTGTTACGGGAGAATTAGGCGGGATCATCAACGGGGAGGACGCGATAAGGCAGTTTATCTTCAAAGCGATTAGGACGGCGCGGTTCCGATTCGCAATCTATGACGACGACTACGGTTGCGAAATCGAAGACCTCATCGGGCAGGACGTATCGACCGACCTGTTGGAATCAGAGGTGCCGCGCGTAATTGAAGAGGCCTTGATCTATGATGACCGCATCGATGCCGTATATGGATTCGAATTGACACGAGAGGGCGACAGCCTTTACGTGTCTTTTTATGTTGATGTGGACGACGAAGTAATTCCGATGGAGGTGACGATTTAATGGCGTTTGAGGATCAAACATCGACCGCGATACTCGACCGAATGCTCGACGCATCGCCGGATGACATCGATAAGCGGCAAGGCTCCGTAACTACCGACTTGCTGACGCCGCCGGCCATCGAATTATCAATGGCGTACGTAAATTTGGATACCGTGCTGCGGTTTGGCTTTGCGGACACAACGTCCGGGGAGTATCTTGACATGCGCGCAGGTGAGTACGGCCTGACCCGTAAGCCTGCGATTAAGGCCGCCGGTAAGCTGAAATTTACGGGGCCGGACGGCACGGAAATACCGGCAGGCACGCTCGCGAGTACCGGAGGGGATGCGCCAGTCTATTTTGTCACAAAAGCGGCCGTGACGATCGCAGGCGGGTCCGTTACGGTGGACGCGGAGGCACAAGAGGCGGGTGCGGACGGAAACGCCGGCATTGGCGAGATTACTACGATGGTCGGCGATCTCGTCGGAATAGTTACCGTCACCAACGACGTTAACTTTACGGGCGGTGTCGACGAGGAATCGGACGAATCGCTTTTGGCGCGATACCTCGAACGGGCGCGGCGGCCAGCTACGTCGGGCAACGCGAATCAATATCGCCAATGGGCGCTCGAAGTGCCTGGCGTTAGTGACGCGAAAGTGTATCCGATATGGGCGGGCCCCGGCACCGTTAAAGTCGTGCTCTTGGAC